AAAAAAATTATATTTGGAGACGAATTACAATTTGGAAAAAAAATTGAAAACGAAGAAGATGGGATATGTCATCTTGACGAGCCTAATTTTGATATAAATAAAAAATATATTGTTTATGTTGAAACAGAAGATGAATGCACAGCAATAGTGAACCCAGAGCAAAACAATTTCCATGATTTTCAAAAACTTTTAATAGTTTTTAAAAAATAAATAAAAAAATTAAAGGAGAATAAAAAAATGAAATGTAAAAATTGTTGGATTTGTAAAAAATCAGCTTGTGAATATTACAATAATATTAATACAAATGACGACGTTGACCCGACTACCGATTTTTTTGGTCTAGGAAAGAAATCTTTTGGGAATAACAAGACTAAAAGAAGTGGTGGGAAAAGACCGGAAGGACCAAAAGGATTTTTTTGATTAATAAAATAAAAGGAGAATGAAAAATGTTTTATAAAATGAGTGAAGAAAAATATAATAAAAGTTTTAACAAAATGAAGGACGACGTGAAAAACAAAAGCAGACAACCATTCGAAATTTTAGTTAATAATTTTGATAGATGTTTAGAATTAAAATTATCAAAAGAAGAAAAAGAAGATTTAATAAATTCATTAAACAATGATTTTTATATTCGTTTAAAATCTAAAATTAATATAAAAAGAAATATAGTATCTGGCAATTTAGCCGGGAAAAAATGTAATAGGATTGTATTAGATGAAATTGTTAAAAGTAATGATAATATAAATATTAAAAATAATACGGGTAGCATAAATATTGCAAATGATAATTCACAAATAAATACATCTACAACAGTAATTAGAAAGAAAAAATATTATTAATTTACTTTTATTCGGATAATTTAAACGAATTTTAAAATAAAAATAAGCTAAATTTTAAAACCGCTGATATCAACAGGTACAGCGGCTTTAAAAATATCAACTTTAAAACCAGTAATATCAATAGCTACAGCGATTCAAGAAATAATAATATTCGTTTGTAGCTTTTTTATTTTCTGTAATGATTAATTGTAAGATAGATATAAAATTAAAACGCTGTAAATGAGTCTATGAAGATAAAAAAAGTGTTGACTTTTTTAAATAAATAATATACAATATAGACATGTTAAAAAACAGTTTAACAAATTAAATTTTACCGGAGGTATATATTATGACTATGAAAGAAGCATATAAAGAATTGTTAAATACTATCAGAAGTTATAAAAGAGACGGTTGGGAGCTTTGGCACTGGTCCAGACGTGAAATGTTTTTTAAATCTCAAGCATATAAAAAACTAGATACTTCTAAAAACAAAGTTTACAAATCTTTTATATTCAAATCAATTGATATAATGGATAAAATCGAAAATGAATATACTATCAGAGAAGAGCAGGCAATAAATGAAAGAAAACAAATAATTACAGCAATAAAAATAATGAAACAATTTATTGAAAATCCAGAATATGAAAATATAAAATTTGATAAATATTCCAATTTTGAATTAAAAAATATGTTAGATAAAATATGCGAAATAAGAAACAAAAAATTGCAGTAAATCAATAAAATAAAGATTTTGCAAAGTCAGCACCGAATAAAAAGAAACTTGAAAAACTTTTTAAAAGTGTTGACTTTTATGTCAATATGGTATACAATATAGACACGTTAAGAAAGTGAATTTTACCGGAGGGAAGGGATTATATAATGAAAAAAACACACCCTCAATTATATAATTATTGCATTAATAATTTAGATTTAAAAAAGGTTTTAGACTATATAAATGTAAAATATTAAAACAAAAAGGAGATTTGAAAAATGGAAAAAAAAATTCGTGAAGATGGTTTAACAAATCTGATTGATTTTGTTAAATTCATGAGAGGCAAAGAATATGTTAAAAAGAAAGATATTGAAATATACGGGTATGGTTCTAATAAAACTATATGGCGTTATATGCAAAAATTAAAAAAATTCGGGGTTGAATTTGATTCAGATATAGGAAGGTTCGGAAACGGAATAAAACTTATTGAAAAAAACAGACTATCAGAAAATGAAATAAAATTAATTGAAAAATTACTAAAAAATAGAAAATATATTGATTCAGAAGAAATTTTAAAAAAAATTCATATTATGAATGATAAAGTTTTTTAAAAAAATCAAGAAAATATTATTTATTCGGGAGGGGTTAAAAATGAATATAGTGAATATTAGATTAAAAGACGGAACAGAGTTAATAATAAAAGAAATATTCAATCAAAAAATATGATAATATATTTATAGTCTTGAATTATTATGATTGTAAATGTAAAAAAAAGTGAGGTTAAAAAAATCTCACTTTTTTTTATTTATTTCTTGACATATATTTTTCTATGTGGTAATATATATGTATAGTAAATAATTAAATTATTGAAAGGGGTTCATTATGGATATATTTGATATGGAGCAGTACGAGGAAGAAGAGGGAAAATTTATAAATAGTTTAGATTTATCAAATTGTGATTTAGACGAAAATTATTTAACGGAAGAGGAAAAGTTTTTAGATGATTTATTGAATGAAAACTTAGATACGCTTGACCTAATAAAAGAAAGATAGATTTATAGCGAATTTGGTGTAAATGGGAGCATTGCCCGGCGGTTATCGGTTCGAGTCCGATATATTCTTTAAGAATATTATATCAAATGGGAGAAGCGGGGCGGTGTTGGTTCGAGTCCAACAATTCGCATTTTAACAAATAAAAAAAATAAAAATCTAAAGGAGAATAAAAAAATGAATAAAAATATTAATGTTGCAGATTATAAGGATTTAATAAAATTTTTGATTGATAATGAATTATTTCAAAAAGGATTCATTAATGAAAGTGATAACACAGAAAGATTTTCTGAAAAATTATCAAAAAAAATTATTGAATTAAAAAATATTTCAGAGGATTATTCAGAAGAATTAATAGAATTTATAGAAGATACTTTAATTTTTAATTATGAAAATGTTACAAAAATTGAAGATAACTCAGATTGCACCAGATATTATTATAATAATAATTTGTATAAGTTTGAAACTGTAAAAGAATTAGAAAATAAATTTTTGATAGGTGCATAAATAAAGCCGGTTCGATTCCGGCATATGCTTTTTAATAAATAAAGGAGGTTAAACAATGGATAATAATAATAGAACTTTTAAACTTTTAAATCTATTATATAGCAAACAAGGCGAATATATAAAATCAAAAGAAATATTAGAAAAATTAAATTTAAAATCACATAGAAATATTCATCATATGATAGCTAAATTAAAAGCTTTAGGTTACAATGTGCAATCCATGGCTGGATATAATGGCGGTTATAGGATAGTAGATAATGATATATTATTTGAAAATGAAATTAATCATATAAAAGCATTATTAGAAAGAGATGATTTATTAAATACTTTTCCGAATAACCAAAACACAATAATTTTTAAAAAAATCTTAAATCTCAATAAAAAAGTTAAATTTAAATGAAGGAGAATAAAAAAACATGGATAACAAAGAATTGAATTTTAAAATCGAATTGTTGATAGATGAATTAAGAAGATATAAAAGCGATAGAGAAGACCAATTAAATACTAATAAACAAATGATTGAACTATATAAAAGAAAATTGACTTTATTAGAAAAGGATATCACAGACAAAGAACAGTATATTAAAATACAAATCACTAATTTACTAGATGTAAATTTAGACAAAATGAAAGAAACAAAAACAGAACTAAATTATAAAACACCATCGGCAAAAGTATATTTTAAGAAACAACAATCTGTCATGAAGTTAAAAGAAGATTTTAACGAAAATGAGATACCTGACAGATTTATAAAAGTGAAAAGAGATGTAAATTGGGCCGGATACAAAGCATTATTAAAAATTGTTGGTGATAATGTAATTAACCAACAAACCGGCGAAATTGTAGAAAGTGTAAAAATAGAATTAAAACCTGAAAGTGAATTAAATATTAAACTTTTGTAATTTCATAATTTACTTTTATTCGGAACTAAGTTATTTAAAGCTTAGTTTCTTTTTTTGCGTTTTCATGTATAATTTAAATATATACTTTAATGGAGGTGTTTATCATTGGGAGACAAAGCAAATATGTAACACATGTTAAACCAAAACTCGATTTAATAGAGTTCTGGAGGGAAAACGGCGACACAATCGAAATTATCGCAAAAAAATTAGGAATAGTAAGACAAACATTTTATCGCTATATGGACACCTATTCGGAATTGAATAAAGCAATAGAAAAAAGTAGAGAAAAATTATTATCTCAGTTAACCAAAAGCTTATACAAAGAAGCAACTGGCTACATGATAGAGGAAGTATCAGAAGAATATATAGTCGACGAAAACGGCAATAAATCAGCCAAAAAAAAAATAAAAAAAACAACTAAATTTATGAGGCCGTCAACTTCTGCTTTAATTTTTGCAATTAAAAACTTAATGCCTGAGAGATTCCAACAAGCCGACAAAACAGTAATAATTCAAGATAAAGACAACGAAAAGACATTTACAGATGAAACTATACAACAAGCTTATAATGTTTTATATGGAATTAAACCGGATAAAAAAGAACAGGTAGAGGAGCAAATAAAACAATTAGATGAATTTGGGAGCGATGACGAATGATAGAGGCAAAAAACGTTTATGATGTTGGGGACTCATTCGCTTGCAAAGCTCCACGGACCAAAGAAGAATTAGCCGTTTACTGTGCGACTGTATTTAATAATCGTGTACCATATCCGGCTCACTGCGAAGACCATCAAAGCATTCTTGACGCTTTATGGTCGGCATATGCAGAAAAAGACGATTTCTTAATTTGGTATGCTATGCGTGGTACTGGTAAGACGTGGACCTTATCAATTTTATCGTGGCTTGAAAGTGTTTTTAAAAAGAATTGCGGAACTACAGTTCTTGGAGGAAGCTTAGAACAAAGTCAAAAGGCTGTTGCATATCTTGATTTGTTGTGGAGTTTTCCAAACGTTCCAGCCCATATGTTAGTTAATGGACAGGTTGCCGGGCGTGGTTTTCGACTAACTAATGGTTCATGGGTCACGGCTTTGGCGGCCAGTCCTAAAAGTGTCAGAGGGCCACACCCGCAAAAATTAAGACTTGATGAAGTTGACGAAATGGATAAGGTTATATATGAGGCGGCATTAGGTCAACCTAAGTCAAATCATGGAATAAGGGATAATATTGTTATTTCTTCTACTTTGCACCATGCATTCGGTTTAATGACTGAGATAATCGATAATAGAGAAAAAATCGGGGCAAAATTATATCAATGGTGTTACAAAGATATGTTAACGCCTTACGGTTTTTGGACTTTTGACGAATTAATGAGAAGACGTCGACAAATGAGTCAAGCAATGTGGGACGCCGAATATGCTCTTAAACGTCCTAAGCTTGGAGATACTATTTTCGAATGGCAAACGGTCGAAAATTCATTCAGAAGAGGCATAAAAGATAAATTTGATAGAGATGTATATTTGAATGAAGCCGGTATTGATTGGGGTCATACATGCACAGTATTAAACATCATACAAGACAATAAAGAACGTTATAAATGCGTTGAGTCTTATTCATGGGAATATAGAGAGTTAGTCGAAAGGTGCGAAGAAATAGCCGATATATGCGAAGATAGAAGAATAAAAGTTATATATTGTGATTCTAACCCTAAAGATTCCGGATTAACTTTAATAAATATTTTGCGAAAAAAACGTATTCCAACGCAAGTTATTCCGGTCGCTTTTAATAAATGGAAAGATATTTCTATAAATGTGATAAGATATTTGTTAGAAAGAAATTTACTAGATATAACAGATAAAACTTTACAAGAAAAACTTAAAAAGTTTCATTATAAAAACGTTGACTTAGAACAAATTGACAAAGTCGACGACCATTTTCCAGACGCATTGATTGCATGGGCGTCTAGTAGATGGAAAATATTAAACATTCCAAATAAAAAGAAAGGAGCATAAAACATGTTTTTAAAAGATAATTCCACGTTTCCACCGGTTGAGTGGGAGTTTTGGCAACAAAAGTATACAGAGTGGGGGGCGTGGTATTCTGGAAGTCCTCAACAGCTATTAGAATTTTATAGAAATAAGATTCCAGATACTTATTATAGGACTAATGAACTTTTTTGGTCCGCCGCTGATATTGAAACGTTCGCCAGTGCTGTAAATTGCCCATTGGCGGGAGACATAGCACAAACTAGCAGTAACTTATTGTTTTCTGAAATGCCATTAATTACTTATGACAAAAGTTTGCAAGCGGGTCAAAGAATAGACGGATTTATAAAAGATAATAATGCATTTTCATTATTTCAAGAAGGTGCAGAAGTTTCCGCCGCTTTATCAGGTTGTTTTTTAAAGTTAGATATTGATAGTTCTATTTCACAATATCCAATTCTAAGCATAATTACACCTAGTCAAGCATTTCCAACATTTACATTTAATAGGTTAAAAGAAGTTCTTTTTTATTCGGAAATTCGCAAAGAACAAGGTGGGAGTGTTATATTTAGACTATTTGAAAACAGAAGAAACGAAAACGGAAATTTATTTATTGAGTTCAAGCTATACAAAGGAACAGACAAAAAAATAGGTAATGAAATTTCTATTGATAGCTTAGAAGAAACACAATATTATAAAGATGTAGTTTATAATAATATGATTGGTCTTGGTGTTGTATATGTTCCGAACATGAGACCAAATAAAATAGTTCCTAAATCTTACTTAGGAATTAATGATTATTCCGGCTGTATTTCATTACTTGATACACTTGACATGGAATGGTCGTCTATGGCTCGAGATATACAGAACGGACTAGGACAATTATTTATAGATGAAGAACTTTTAAGCCGTGACCAAAATTTATACACAGCGGAAGGAAAAAGTTATTTAAATAATTTTACTAAATTCCAAAAAACTTTTATTAAATTAGATTTCAGTAAAAAAAATATGTCAGGTGATGATTCAAAACCTATTGAATCGATTCAATTTGACATGAGAATTAACGAACATTTACAAGCTATTGAGGGCTTAATAGTTGAAATAATTGGCCGTTCTGGGTATTCGCCTAATACTTTTGGCTACAATATTTCGGGAACTGGCAAAGATTCCGGAACAGCTTTAAAAATAAAAGAAAGAAAATCATTTTTTACTAGAGGACGAAAAGAAAATTATTGGGTTAATGCAATATATAATTTATTAATACAAGTTCAATATCTAGACAATGCTAGTAGTTTAATGTTTTATAATACTGATGAAGACATAAATATTAACTTAGAGGATAGCATTTTAGTTGATGTTAAGGAACAATCGGAAACTATAAGAAATTTAGAACAAGCAAGGGCAATTAGTACATATATTAAAGTTAAAATGCAATATCCATCATGGGAAGAGGAAGAAGTCGAAGCAGAAGTAAAAAGAATTCAAGACGAAAACGGATTAACAGAAAACGACGGTTTAAATAATAATGATATAATGTTAGAAGATGAAGAACAGGAAGAAAAAGAAACCGAATAAAAATAACTTTGAAAGGAAGTTAAACAATGAATTATAAAAGTGATAATAAAAACAAAGGAAAAAGGTTTGATTGGGAGGATAAAAAAGAATATGATTATAGATTGAAAACTGAAAAAGTTATGCAATCTATAAAAAAGCTTTTAGATAAGGTAGCAAAAGTTAAAAGCGAAGGACCTTTAAAAATCGAAAACGGTTTTGATATTTCAGTTGAATATTTAAAAACTATAAACGTTCCATTTATGTATTTAGATGTTAATAAGCATTTAATTAAAGCAATAGAAAATTATTCGGCTGGATTTAATTTATTAAAAGATTCTCAAAATAAAGATACTAAAAAAATAGTAGAATCTGGCGTAAAAATTAGAAAAGGGAATACATATCTTGAATTATCAAAAATAGAAATATACGAAGCCGTAATAAAAAAGGAACAGGAAAAAAGGATTGATTTAAATGTCAAAAATTAATGATATCGGGGATAAACTCGGAATTATTGGAAATACAGTTTTGTTTTTATCCGGAATTGCATTAATGAAAGCAGTAAAAAATTTAATAAATAATCTCGATGATATTTCAAAGCAACAAAGTATATATAATACTGAAATCTCACAAATAGCAAATGATTACAAAAAAGATTCTGAAAACTGGGCTGATACTGAATTAATATCGGCTTATTTGCTCGGAATAGCTTTTGCTAACTCACAAGTAAGTAAATTAAAAGATACTAAAACGGCTACAAATACGATTATAGGCGGAACTTTTTTATTTAAAAATATCCCGACTGTTTTTCCAACTTTGACAAATAATATAGTATCTCAATTTAAAAATTTTCCGCAACATTTAAGCATTGTCGAGCTTATCAGGTCACAAAGTTATAGTTATACATCAAAACAAGCTTTTCAAATATTACGTGCGGCTAATGATGAATTTAGAAAAGTTTCGATTTTAGTCGGAAGTAAAGCATTTAAAGAAGCTAATTATTTTACAAGACTGAATTTATCACAACAATTATTGAATGAGTATAGCCGAAGAGGTTTGAAAACTATTACATATAAAAACGGAGCAGTACACAACATCGAAAACTATTCGGAAATGTTAGGCCGCAACATGACAAATAATGCTTTTAGACAAGCTAATTTAAATAGATATATGGAATATGGTTACGAATTGGGCCAAGTTTCAAGCCATTTCCGGGCATGTCCGTTGTGTATGCCTTATGAGGGCGAAATTTTAAGCCTAGACGGTAAGTCAAAACAATATCCTTCTTTGTATGCGGCAATTACCGGCGGTTTGTTTCATGTTAATTGTTTTCATTCAATTTCACCATACACAGAAAGAGAAAGTATTTTAAGAAATGTTAGTATTGACCCGGCCGAAGAATCTTTAATAAATAAATATGGATATAAAGAAGCTCAAGAAATTGCTTATAATGCACAGCAACAACAAAGATATAATGAAAGACAGATAAGAAAGTATAAGCGGTTAGAATCGACCTCGCTTGATAATAAAACACAATTAAAATATAAATCTAAAATATCAGAATGGCAAACAAAACAAAGAGAATTAATTAACACTAATACTTATTTAAAAAGAAAATATTCTAGAGAGCAAATTAATAAAGCTCATTAAGAAAGGATTTTTATTATGAATAATGAAAAATCATGTTGTGAAACAACAGAACAAACAATAACAAGGTTACAAGAGGAAAATTACAAATTACATGAAGAAATAAAAATGTTACATGATAAATTAATTGAATATACAAACATGTTAAAAAATATTGAATATAATGTTAATTTAACAGTTAAACAAATCAATAATGATGATTTTATAAACTTCTTATAAACTTTTAAAAAATAAAGCTCATTAATACAAAATGGGCTTTTATTTTAGTTTTGTATCTATATCTATAAAATTACATTAATGAAATTTAAAAACTTAATATATGCCTTTAAATGAATTATAAAAAGTTATTATTTGACTAGAATTATTTATTAATCCGAATAAAGAAAATATTCTTTTTTATCCGGAAAAATGATTCTAGTTTATTATTTTATTTTTTTGGCATTCTATTAAATAGTTTTGGCATATTAATATATTTTTTTGGCATTTATATATATTACTTTGGCATATATATTATATATATTATATATATATTTCTTATATAATATATATATATAATATAGTAATAGTAAGAGATACAAAGATTTTTATATATTTTTATATTTTTTATAAAATGCCAAAATGCCAAAAAAAAATATATACCCTATATATTTTTTTTTGCTCAATTTATATAAGGTATATAATTTAAAGTGGCATTTTGGCATTTTAATTTTTTTATTCTTTGAAAGTATTGATATAACAGTGTTTAAGTCTTGTCAAAAGTCGGCATTTTTTTGGCATTTTTTTGGCACTAGTTTTGGCACGATTTTGGCATTTAGAAAAAAGTTTCAAAAAAGTGTTGACTTTTTAACTTATTTAATATACAATATAGACATGTTAAAGACATTAAATAATTTTACCGGAGGAGGATTTAAAAAATGAAAAAATATGTTGGAATATTAAGCCCAAATCAAGAAACTATAATAATTGACATTGCTGAATTTATAGATAAAACACAGCCGGGAGGGTTAGACGAGTATATATCAGGTTGTGATTATTTTGTATCAAATTCAAAAACAGAAATATTGTCAGAATTAACACCACTGGCTATTTATAATATTGTTTCAATTTCTGATGATACAGAAAGACAAGAAAAATTATTAAATGAAAACAAAAAAATGTTTGAAGCGGAAATTTATTTCCACAGAGGAAAAGAGGATAATCAGGAAATCGTAGACATGGCAGAAGAGCATTTGTTTGATGATAAAAGCATTGAAAAATTAAGATACTTGGGATATGAATTAAACATGAAAGTCAGAATAACTGACGATTATACAAAAATTATAGAAGTGGAGGGGAAAAACATTGAAGATAAAGACATTTATATCTAAAATTGCAAGAGAGTTAAAAATAAAATTATTTAATAAAGAAGCTTTGACAATAAAATATAATCAAAGAATAAATAACAGATATGAACACTATGTATATTTTGGAAAAGTATATATAGGAAAAAAAGTTACTAAAGAAAAAATTAATATAAATGATTTTATGGAATCTTTAATAAATGATAAATATATATCAGAAGATTTTAAAAACGAAATAAGAAAATCTATGATTTGGCAAAATAATTAAATCAAAAGGAGAATAAAAAAAATGAGAAAAGAAGATTTAACAATAATACAAAAATCACAAAGAGAAATACTGTTAATTTTAAAAAATGACTTCAAAGAAGAAGTAGAAAAATTTAAAACATGGTTAAACGGAAAATATAAATATCAATCTGCTTTAATGGAAATAGAAAGTAATGAATCTATAAAAGCATATAAAAAATACAAAATAAAAAAAACAAATAATATGTTAAAGGTTTTAATTGATGAAATTAAAACAATTACAAGCCTAACTTTTATTGGCGAATGGTATAATAAAGAAAACAAAATAGAAAAAACTATAATATTTGAAAAAAAATCAAATTATTGGACTGAAATTATTTTATCAATTTGGAATAATTTTAATAAAATTGGATATAATAAATTTTTAGATGAGTATTGGGAAACTTATAATTTCGAACCGGAAGTAAATCCATACATATGTGAATATGAGGGATTAAATGAATAAAAAAGGACATTACGGCGGATTCGTTGCGGCGGCCGCCGTTTCTTTTGCTATAACAAAAGACCCGATTTTAAGTATTTCCGGTGCTTGGTTGGGTTCATTTATTCCAGATGTAGACAATAAAAAATCACATATTAATTCACAAATTTATTTATTTAGAAGTTTTTATAAACAAATTCAAAAATTGGCTTTTAAAAATTCAACAACTTATAATATTTTTAAACATAGGGGAGCGTTAACACATAGTTGGTTAACTATTGCAATAATAGCAACTCTATATAAATATTATGATAATTCTTTTTTATTCGGTTTGTTGATTGGTGTTTTTATTCATCATATATTAGATATGTTTACATGTCAGGGTTTAAGGTATTTTTACCCATTGAAAACAAAACTTTTTTAATATATAATGTAAATAGGTATAGTAATTATTTAGTTTGTGTTGATGTCTACAATGTTATTGAGCAGAAAAAAAAGCGGCTTTTAAAAAGGTCGCTTTTTTTCATTAGAAAGGAGTTAAAAAGTGAAAATTGGGAATTTTAGAGGGCAAGTTCATTGTTTAGAAAAATTTGAAGGTGACACAATCAGAAAGAAAGCAAAACAAGAAAAATTAAAAATTGAATTTAAAAAGTTTAAAGATGAAATGTCAATTGATGAAATTCAATGGATTAAGCGTGTTTTATATGATGAAGAAATATATTTAAAAGAACATTCCGAAAATGATTTTATTAATACTGTAATGAATCGTAGGAGTTGCCGCATATTTGGCGAAGGATTAAAAAGAAATGATATAGAGTTAATATGTAAATGTGGAGGTTTAGCCCCGTCAAGTTGCAATCGTCAACCCTTAGAAATTATTGTAATTGAGGATAGAATTAAAATTTTTAATATAGCAAAAGTTAAAAAGCAAAATTTTGTGAATGGAGCAAAAACATTAATAATTCCTCTGGCTGATAAAAATGTATATCCAAAACCGAATAACGCAAATATAAACAGTTTTTATTATTTCATATACTCAGATATGGCGGCAGCGGTTCAAAATATATTACTGGCGGCCGAAAATTTAAAAATTGCCATGTGTTGGGTTAATTTATCAACTATCAAAGAAAGAAATTATATAAAAGAAAAATTACTTTTGCCAGACAATTTATTGCCATTTTGCTTGTTGCCGTGTGGTTATAAAATTACAGAAACAGCAAGACCGGGGCGAAAAGATATTAAAATACATTTAAATAAATACTATGGAGGTTAAAAAATGGACACAAAAAAAATTGTTGTAGTAATACCGGCCCGAAGTGGTTCGAAAGGAATAATTGATAAAAACGTTTCAGATTTTAAAGGAAAACCTTTAATATTTTGGACTATAAACCAAGCTTTAAGATTAAAGAATATTGATAAAATTATAGTATCAACTAATAGTCAAGAATATGGCGATATTATCAGAAGTAACGAACCATTTAATAAAGTTGATATTGTTTATAGGCCTGATGAAATATCACAAGATAATAGTTTAGACATAGAATGTTTTCAAGATGTTTTAAATACTTTTTCAATGATGAATTATAAACCAGATATTTTTATTCACTTAAGGCCAACATATCCAACAAGAAAAATCGAAGATATAAATAAAGCTTTGAAAATGTTTTTAAATTCAAATGCGGATTCTTTAAGAAGTGTTACAAAAAATAATAAAAGCGTTTATAAATCTTATTTCTTGGGCGAAGATGGATATTTAAAAAGATGTATTGATAATATTAATATAGAATTTAATAATTATCCTAGACAATTATTACCAAATGATTTTTTACATAATGGTTGTATAGATATAGTAAAAGCTGAAACTGTTTTAAATGGGTCAATGTCTGGTAAAAAAATATTACCTTACTTGATGGAAGAAATAAAAGATATTGACACAATAGAAGACTTAGAAAATATATCAATTGAGTTTGATAAAATACCAAAATTTCAAACTTTTTGTTTTGATATCGACGGGGTAATTTGTACTAATAATATAAATTATGAAAATGCAATTGAAATAAAAAGCACAGTTGATTTAATTAATAAATTATATGAAAATGATAATAAAATAATTATTTTGACTGCTAGGGGTTCAATTACTAATATTGACTGGTTGGATTTGACACAAAAACAATTAACGGAATGGGGCGTAAAATATCACGAATTAAGATTTGGAAAACCGGCCGCCGATTATTATATTGATGATAAATTTATAAATTTAAATAAATTAAAAAAGGAGATTGAAAAAAATGATTAAAATAGGAATACTGACTCTGACAAGTTATATTAACTATGGGAACAGGTTGCAATTATATGCGATTCATAGAATGTTAAATGTTGTTTGTAAAAAGAAAAAACAAGTTGATACTGTAATATTAGAATTTGAAAATAAAAAGAAAATAGAATCAAAAGCAAGTTTGTTAAAATCTCAGAGATTAAAAAGAACAACAGTATTTAAAGAATTTTCAAGTAATTGTTTTAATGAAGTCCGAATAAAAGGCAATAATGAATATAAAATGCAGGAATTAGACAAGTACGACTATATAATAATTGGAAGTGACCAAGTTTTTAACCCTTCTTTAAAATATCCGTGGCCCTTTGATTTTTGTAGTTTTTTAAACCCCGATAAAATTATTGCTTTATCCGGAAGTTTTGGGCGTTGTTACTCAGATATAGAGCCGAAACTAAGACCATTTTTTAAAAAAGGATTAAGCAGAATTAAAAATTTATCAGTAAGAGAAAAAACCGCTCAAGGGATAGTTTATAAATTAACTGGTAAAGAATCAAAGTTAATATTAGACCCTTGTTTATCTGGAAATAAACGAAGTTGGGGGACTTTTGCAAATCGACAAAAGGCATTTTATAAACCTGATAAATATATATTCACTTACTTTTTGAATCAAAAGAGATTAAATCCAGAAGTTTTAAGTTATATTAATAGACTAGCAAAAAGAGAAAATTTAAAAGTTATAAATTGCAATGACCCAAAATCAAATTATTTTTTTATAAGTCCTTACGAATTTGTCGATTTAATAAGACATGCAACATATGTTATAACTAATAGTTTTCATGGTCTTTGCTTTAGTGTAATTTTTGAAAAACAATTTTTAATATGTGATATAAACACCAATTTATCGGTACAATCAAGAATTGATGATTTATTAGATATATTAGATTTGAAATATAGAAAATTTCAAAATGCTAAAAATAATATAGATGAAAAAATAAAATATGATACTTCAAAATTAATTTTACAAAAGCATAAAGGAGAAACAGAACAATTTTTAAAAAAAGCGTTAGGATTAATACAATGATTGGGATAGCAACAAGTATGTATAATTATTATGATAAATATTTAATAAGATGGGTAAAATCGATATGTAATAGCATTATAAGGCCTGACATGGTTGTAATATGTCAGGCAGGATATAAATATAATGCAAACTACATAACAAAGGCTTTATCTATTTTAAAACAAAATAATATAAAATACAAATTTATAAAAGTCAAATTTGAAGATATGGGAACGGCAAGAAATGCGGCTATAAATAATCTAAATACAAAATGGGTTATGTATTTAGATGTTGACGACGAATTGTTAAAAAACGGCTTAAAATACGTTTCAAAACATATTAACAAAAATTGTGATGTAATAGTAGGGGGAATGTTAATTAAAGAAAATAAGAAGAAGCTAAGAAAATATTTTAGTGTGAAACTTTATTCAAAAAAAGAATTAAAGGGCGGTAAGTGGTTAAATTCTCACTCATTATTTAAAAAAGAATTATTTAAAAGGGTCCAATACCCCAAATCAGAATATTGTAATAATTTTTTTTGGGCGGCTATTGCTTCAACAAATGCAAGATTTTTATATATGAATAATCTAGTAACTATTTATAATAAACATAATACAAGTCATTCCGAGACTATAACAAAAATTGATTTAAAAAAATGGGAACTAGAATTGAGAAAGTTTTTAAAGGAGATAAACAAAAATGACAATTCAAAAGGAATGCAAAAAAAATTATAAGGAATTTTGCAGATATTTAAAAAATAAAAGAGTTATAGTGGTTGGACCTTCTAGTAATTTGATGAATTTTGAAAAAGGAAAATATATAGATAGTTTTGATGTAGTTGTAAGATTGAATAATAGTTTTCCTTTATTCGGTGACATTAGAAAACATTTCGGGACGCGAACGGATATTTTATATTATGTATCAGGTGGAATTAGTGAACATTTCAAACATATAAAAAACAATTATGGAATCAATGTATTATTACATGACAAAATAAAATTCATAATATTTAAAAAGGGTTTTAACTCAAGTTCGAATAAATACAAAAGAAAATTTAATAGCTTTTTTAATAATTATCATAATAATATAAAAATATTCCCAATGAAAAAAGTAACAATGTATTTAAAATCAATTTTAAAATCAGACCCAAACATGGGACTTTTAGCAATGGAACATTTATTAACAACAGATTTAAAAGAATTACATGTTATTGGTTGCGATTTTTACAAATATCCACATTATCCGAAGTATTCAGTTTTACCAGAATTTAAAATTGACTATGATAAAAATATTTTGGTTAATCAAAAAACAGGTTGGAGACAGAAAACAAGGCATATAACATCAATACAATTAGAATATTTAAAAACTTTATTAGTTAAAGATAAAAGATTGATAATTGAAAATGATTTAAAAAATATGATATTAGAAAATACTTTGAAACTTTATCCGAATAAAAAATACAATGTAATCATTCCAAAAATTATCCATATAGTTTGGATAGGCTTGAAAATATCAAAAGAATATTTGAATAATATATATACTTTTAAAAAATTAAATCCAGATTGGGAAGTGCGTTTTTGGAGTGATAAACAAATAAAAAGAGAAAAATTTGTAAATCAAAAGTTAATTGATTCAATGCCAACTTATGCGGCAAAAGTTGATATAATACGATTGGAAATATTATACAAGTATGGCGGCGTTTATACTGATTGTGATAGTATATGCTTAAAACCTTTAGATAAATTAGTTGAAAATAAAAAAGCTTTTGGAATGAATCACGAAAACGGAATTGTAGCGAATGGAACGCTAGGAGCGATAAAACATTATGAAGGATTCAAAAGACTTGTATATGGATTTAAAACGCATATAAACACGCTTAAATATAAAAGCGTAAACACCTTACATTTAACAGGACAATATTATATTACACCAATTTTAAAGCGATACGACGATTTTAAATTGATTGACGGAAACTTAGGTCGTGGAAATCGCAAATTAATTTGTTCCGTTTATGAATCTGATTTATCAAACTGTTATATTTATCATGATTTAGCCAAATCGTGGCATAAACAAAAAAATATATTTATAGATGAGAGGAAGTTAAACAATGAGAATTAAAAGAAAAAAACCAGTGTTAATTGCTGAGATTGGGTGTAATCATATGGGAAGCTTAGAAACTGCTTTTGATATGGTTAAAATCGCAAAACATTGTAATGTTGATATAGTGAAGTTTCAAAAGAGAGATAATAAATTACTTTTATCCGAAAAAGAATATAATAAACCATATTTAAATAAAAATTCATATGGTGAAACTTACGGAGAACATAGAGAATTTTTAGAATTTAATTTAGAACAACACGAACAATTAAAAAGGCGTTGTGAAGATGAAAATATAATTTATAGTTCTTCGGTTTGGGACTTAAACAGTGCTAACGAAATTATGAGTTTAAAACCTGAATTAATTAAAATTCCTTCAGCTCAAAATAATAATTATGAATTAGTTAGTCATTTATTAGACTGTTATAACGGTAAAATACATATTTCGTTAGGAATGACAAGCTACAAAGAAGTAGAAGAAGTTTTTAAAATGATAGGAAAATATGAAAGAGAAAATGATGTCGTTTTATATGCTTGTACCTCTGGTTATCCGGTAGATTTTAAAGATATTTGTTTATTTGAAATTGATGGTTTATCAAATATGTATTATAACGAATTAGGCATAAAAGGGAATATTGGTTTTTCTGGTCACCATCTTGGAATAGCTCCGGATATTGCCGCATATACGTTAGGGGCTAATTACATTGAAAGACATTTTACACTAGATAGAACTTTGAAAGGAACAGACCACGCCGCAAGCTTAGAACCAGAAGGATTGAAAAAATTAAAAAGGGACTTAATATCGACTTATGAAAGCTTAACATATAAACAGCATGAAATATTAGAAATAGAAAAAACACAAAGACAAAAATTAAAATTTAAAAAGGAGTTATAAAAAATGAAAAAATCAATTAATGAAAAAGTTTTAGGAATGGAAAAATTAAAAAGAAAAGTTTTAGAAATAGAAAATCAAGAAATAAGAGAATATATAAAAAAACATGGTCAATTTCATTCATTAAATGAAATGTGGGCAGTAGTTGAAGAAGAAATAAAAGAAACAGACAAAGAAATAAAAGATTTAAATAATATGATTGAAAAGATTCAAGAGTCAAACACTATATTATTTAAAAACGGGGTAATGGATAATAATATAAAACAATTATCAAAATCATATAAAACGATGCACCGAATAGCTTTAAATCTAGTTTGTGAAAGCATACAAACATTAAGTAGTTTGGGAAAATCAATCGATTTCTTAGATGATGAAATAATTAAAAATGAAGATAAAAAAATGTCGGGATTGTCAGGAGTGTAAAAAATGGATTTAATTTATTTAATGGGTGGGACTGGTAAAAGAGCCGGTCTAGGTTATCCGAAACAATTTTATAAAATGTTTGGAAAGTATTTATTTTTATTCGGACTTGATGTATTTTGTGATATTGAAGAAATAGAAAATATTATATTACCTACTGCAAAGGATAGACAATACGAAATCAGAGATGTATTAATTAAAAACAATTTATATAATAAGAAAAAATTTGTTTTTTGTGACAAAGGTAACACAAGACAAATGTCGGTTTATAATGGATTATTAAAAGTTAATACGAATTTAGTATTAATTAGTGAATCGGTAAGACCTTTTATAACTAAAAAGCTTGTAAAAAGAATTATAGAAGATGATTACGAAAATGTAACACCGATTGACAAAAGTAAAGCAAGTGTTATTGATGTATTTAATAATATTTATAATAGAGATGATATCGGGACGGTACAAATGCCGCAAAAATTTAACCGTGAAAAGTTATTAAAAGCTCATGAATGCGAAATTGAAAAAAATGATATTAATAATACAGATGATACAAAAGTACTTTTAAAATATTTTTCTTGTATTAATGTAATTTATGGAATAGAAGAAAATATAAAAGTTACTACCCCTTTAGATTTAGCAATTGCAAAAGCTATATATAAATATAAATATGAAAAAATGGGGGCCGAATAAATGGAAACTGTTTTGATTTCGGGGACTTCAAGAGGTTTAGGAAAGGGCCTAGCAAAAAAATTTTGTAAAAATGATTTTAATTATTATGGATTAACAAAATGGAATGATTTAGATATAAGAGAATATGAGGTTATAAATAAATACATTGATTATATTCATAAAGACCAATTTCCAAAGATATTAATTAATAATGCAGGGATATGTCAACAAGATAATTTACTAGAAGCAGATATAAAAGATATAAAAAATATGTTTGATGTTAACTTTTTTAGCTTAGTAAATTTAACACAAGCTTGGGTTAAAAAATGTATTGAATATGATTTGAAAGACTGTAAAATAATAAATATTGCAAGTACCGCCGGAACTGGTCCAAGACCGGGCCGTTCTTTTTATTCAGCAAGTAAAGCGGCGGTTATTAATTTTAGTTTATCAATGTCTCAAGAATTAAAAGAGTATGGTATAAAATCATTTTGTATATGTCCGGCGGCTTTTGATTCAGATATGAGACATGAAATAGAACCAGATGACGATTTTAAAAATATGATGAAACCTGAAACAGTCGCCGAAAAAATATTTGATATAATAAAATTAGATTTAGATAATCAAATAATTTTTATTAGATAGGAGTTTAAACAATGAAAGTTAAAGTTTTAAATGTAAATCATTTTAAAGTTGTAATAGATGATATTATATTTTTTCCGTTTAAAGAAAGAGAATTTAATTTTTCGAGTTCTTCAACTTTATTTAGAAAAATTAGAAGTCAAAAAAATTTTAAAATTAATCAATACAACTCGAAAGCGTTTTTAAAAAGAAATCATTGCGAAATAGGAGAAGATTTTAATTTTTGCTATGATTCGTCGAACCAACATAAAGGAAATGCGTATATATACGCTATAGAAGCATTGAGCGACCCTATAAAAAAACATTTGAATAATTCTACATATTTAGAAAGACCGGGACCGGGTTTAGATGGTAAAGGCTTAAATATTAGATATTTTTCAAGTATGAGGATAGGACAACAAGGGAAGACCCCGGTCGGACCTCATGACATATTTTATAGCCATGGCATAGCGGATAAAAATTATTGGATTGGTTCAAGAATCAACAGGTTTAAATATGCTTTTGTTCCGGGGCCAATATGGTCTCAAAGAATGAGAAATACAGGATATAAAGGCGAAATATTCGAAGTTGGCTACACAAAACTAGACCCGATTTTTGAAAAATTAAAAAATAAAAAAGAAGAAAAGAAACCAGATAAAATAAACGTTTTATGGTGTCCAACTCATGGATATAGTAATAAATATAAAGGCCGTTCGAGTTTTCCAGAGTTTTTAAATTATATAAAGTTAATTGATTCTAGATATAATTTTTTAGACTCTAAACATCCAACTACAAAAAAAGGCGAAAATAAAAAACAGATTCCAACGCTTGAAGAATATTGCAAAGGAAACACCGTTGTAATAGCAGACGCCGGAAGCACTTTATATGAAGCATGGGCGTTGAATATCCCAGTCATTTTCCCTGATTGGATATGCAAAAAAGATGTTATGCAACATTTTAATAAAGATAGAAATAATTTAGAATATATGATTTATTCAAAACAAATCGGATATCATGCAAAGAATATTCAAGAATTAAATAAAATGATTGAAACCGCCGCAGTGAACGGAATGAAAGACGAAGAAAAACAATTTATAGAAAATATTTTTCCTTCAAAGCTTAGAGGGAAAGCAGGAGAAACCGCCGCAAAAACTTTAACGGATATAAAAAAAACATTGTAAATTTTGTTATTTTATTATAATATATCATCATAAAAGATTTAAATAAATTTGTTATCATAATTACGTATTGTTGTTGAAGTATTTGGTTTTTGAGTTTTTATTTTTTTAGTGTGTTCCTTTACAAGTGATTTGTTGTGATTAGAGCAAAAAAAGTCTAATATAATGTTGGACTTTTTTTATGTTTAATTTCAAAAAAAGTATTGACAAGTATATACTTTTTTGCATATAATATAATTGTATCTCCGGTAAGGATACAACATTGATAAAAATTTATAATATTTTGTTTATTTTTTCAAAAAAAGCTATATTAAAAAATCTAAGACTAACTTAGATTTTTTTTATTGTTTAAAAAGTATTGACAAGTGTACACTTTTTCGATACGATAATAATATAAATTATCGGAGGTATAACAAATGACTGAAAAAGAATATATAAAATCAAATTTGAAAAAAATATTGAAATATTATGGTTTGAAAGAAAATTCCGGTACTAACTGGGACTGCTTAGATTATAGACATAATAATCATTTTAAAAAAATGACTGTTCGCAATGACTATTGTTGTTGTCACTGTGGAATAAAGGGCGATAGTTTAAATGTTATTGCCTATTTTGAAGGTTATACAAATAAAGAATTTACAAAAACACTAGAAAAAGCAAGAGAAATTTTAAACATAGAAAACGAACAATTCGAACATACAAACAAGCCGAACAATCCGAATAAAAAAGAACAAGAAAAAAAGATTCAAGAACATAAAAATTTAAAAGAAAATTTACTTAAATTAGATGAAAATATTAAAAATGCTCTTAAATCTAACTTAAAATTTAATTATTATTGGTACTTCAAAAAAAGAGGTATCAACAATAAAGAATTATTAAATAAAATGTTAATAATGAACCCTGAAAAAATAATTCCAAGCTTCTTTTATTCGGAAAAATCAAAAAAATATTTAAAGGATTATACAAATATAATACCTATCTTAGAGAATGGAAAAGTTGTTAATTGTATTTTAAGAAAAAATAATAACAATGGTCTTAAAGTTTTAAATCTTAAAAATGCACCATTAAAAATTTATAATGCTGATATTTTAAGAAATGAACTTAGAAACGAAATAATTTTTATTACAGAGGGTATTTTTGATTGTTTATCATTTGAAAATGAAAATAGAAAAGCTATTTCTATTAATTCAATTACAATGTCAAATAGATTGTTTGATATTATAAATATAAACAAAAAGAAATATAAAAACGTGGTTTTTGTAATTGCATTTGATTTTGATTTTCAAGGTAAAAAAAATTATGGATTAGAAGCGGCTCAAAATTTGCAAAAAAAATTAACCGAAATTAATATAAATTCAAAAATACTTAAAATTCAAAAATATAATGATATAAACGATTATTATGTACAAGATAAAGAATCATTTATATATAGATTGGAAATTTTAGAAAAAGCTTTAAATAGAATTATATATAGGATATAATAAAAAATAAAATAAAATTGAACGGATACAAAATATTCGGTTGATATGTTGTAAAAAGAAAGATTTTAAAAAGGTCTTTCTTTTTTTTGCATATTTTTTTCTATATAGAAAAATAACGAAAATATTTTATTTTTTTGTCGAACTAGTTTATAATGGTTTTAACCCTAACTTTTTAATACTTGGAATGTTGACGAACATAAAACGGAAAAGTCGACGGACTTAAAACGGACAAAAAAGAAAGGGTGATATCATGAATAAAAAATTCTTAAAATTATTCAAAATTATGTTATTAGGTCCATTATTCCCAATATTAGCCGTTCCAAAAAACGAAGGAAACCAAGAAGGCGAAGCAGACGAAGGAAATGGAGAAAATAATAATTCTGGTGAAGATAACCCGGATAATGATAATACAGATAATGACAATACAGATAATGACGAAACAAATAAAGACTTAAAAACATTTACTCAACAAGACATCGACAAAATACTTGCTAGAAAAATCAAACAGCAAGAAAAGAAAATTCGTGATGAATACGAAGAAAAACAAAAAAAAGCACAGATGACAGAAATCGAAAAAGCTAACTTTGAAAGAGACGAAGCAAACAAAAAAATCGAAGCATTAAGAAAAGAAAACGAAGAAAATAATATCAGAACGGAAGTTTATCAAGTAGCAACAAAATTAAACGCTGTTGATGTTGAAGCTGTTTATCAATTATTGGATAGAGAAAATATAGTAGTTGAAAATGGCAAAATTTCAGGAGTAAAAGAAGCGGTAACAAGTTTATTAAATAATAAGAAATTTCTAGTAAAAAACATCGAAACGAGGGCAGGACACGAACAAAATAATAAAAATATACCCGATTCAAACAAAGCATTTAACGATATGATTCGTAATGCTTTTAGAAGATAAGAAAAGGGGAGATTTAAGTGTCATATATTCCAAGAGCTGGGGCAGAGGCATTAATGCCAGAGGAGTATCAAAGGGAAATTATACAAGAAGTAACGCAAATGTCAACAATTATGTCTATGGGGTATAAAGCTCCAGACATGGCAAGAGGTCAAAGAAGACTTCCAGTATTATCAGTATTACCAACGGCTTATTTTGTAAATCCTGGGCCACAAGATAGAGGCGATATTGGATTTAAAAAAACTAGTCGTGTAATGTGGGAAAACAAATACATTGACGCCGAAGAATTAGCCGTTATTGTAGCAATTCCGGAAGCTGTTCTAGATGATACTGATTACGATATCTGGGCAGAAGTAAAACCCAAACTATTAGAAGCTTATGGGATAGCTTTTGATATGGCCGTTTTATATGGAACTAATGCACCAGCGGTATGGCCGACTAGCATAGTAACAGCGGCAACAGCGGCAGGTCATTTAATTCTTGACGATGGGTCAACCTCTAATGATTTATATGACAAAATCATGAGTAGAAATGGTTTATTGTCAAAAATTGAAGAAGATGGTTTTGACAATTCGGGTTTTATTAGTCATTTAAGAATGAAGGCAAGATTAAGAGGGATAAGAGACTCAAGCGGGTTGCCTATATTTAAGTCTGTTTATAAAGAAGGAATGCAAGGCGGAACGCTTTATAATTTAGACGGGGAATCAATAATGTTCCCCAAAAACGGAGCAATTGACCCGGATAGGTCTTTAATGATTGCTGGTGATTGGTCAAAATTAATGTATGCTATGAGGAAAGATATTACTTGGAAATTATTAACAGAGGCAGTGATTCAAGACCCGACCACAGGAGCTATATTATACAATTTAGCTCAACAAAATATGGTTGCTTTAAAGTCTTGCATGAGGTTAGGTTGGCAAGTACCAAACCCAATCAATAGAGTTAATGAAGATGATACAACAAGATATCCGTTCAGTGTATTTGGTCCGGCAGGAAGCTAAGAAAGGGCGTTTTTGCCCTTATTTCTTTTTATTCGGGAAGGGGTAAAAAATGAAAGCAATTTTTTTAAAAGAATCAACTTACAAAGGTAAAAAATATAATAAATATGATATTGTTGATATGAGTTTAAAAGATTTTAACGCATACAAAAAACTTTATATAGTTGATTATGCTATTAGATATAACATTAATCGAAAAGAAGATTACAACAATATGTCATATAGAGATTTGCAAAAGATTTGCAAAAATAAAAATCTTTATGCAGTAGGAACCAAAGAAGATTTAATAAAAACTTTAGAATCTCAAGAAGGTGCTTAAATGAATGTCAACTTTAAGTTCTATGATACAGAATGTTAGGAGGGTTGATTGTGGATGAAACGAGAGTTCCACAAGGCGGTAATGCTTTTAATTCGAGCGGAGAGGTTGTTAATTACATTGATATAATTGACAGTTTATTGAATTTTCAATTTGCTCGAAAAGGCGGAATTTTTATTGATGATACATCTGCTCACGAACCGGAAGCACCATATCAATTTATTGCAATTCAGGCAATTGAAGACGCCGAGTTAAAAGCAACAGGGAATATATTAAATGCAGATAGCATAACGCTTGCGGCAGGTATTAGTATATACGGGATTTTTTCAAATATTACTTTGACAAGTGGGAAAGTTATAGCGTATCAAGGCTAGATGAAGGTGGGAAAATATGTTAGGGCTAGGATTACAAACAAGAAAACAAAATATTTCAGGATATAAAGGATTATTAGATGATTTAAACATTGATAGTTTTTGTAAACTTGGTTTTTCAAATGTTAAATTGACCAAAAATTTCGACGGATTTTCACACTTGATTTACAGAGAAGCAGACGCAACTACTAAATATTTTTATTTTAAAGGAAATGGGATGATTGATGAATATTCAATATTAAATTGGTTGAATGGAAGCGTTGGGAAGGTTAAACAATGGGGGAATCAAGGAAATATTAATTATCCCGCCTATCAAAACGACCCAGATAAAATGCCTGAAATTTCAAATGGGAGCATAATTCATGAAAATGGTTTTTATTTTGATGGGATAGATGATTGTTTTCAAGTTGATGATTATTCAGGAATTCAAATTGTAAATCAAGACTTGAATATATATTTAAATATAACCCCTATTGATTCTGGGGGGATTCCTTTTTCAAAAAATATAAATTCCGCCGGGGCATCGCAATATACAATAACTTTAAATTATGGATTAGGGGCGGTTTACTCAATAATGGAGGGAAATATCCGCCATTCTTCGCCAGTGCCGTATAATAACAATTCTGTAAATACAATGATGTTAGATTGGTCGAATGATATAGTTACAATGAAGTGTAATGAAGATTTTTCAACCGGGAATTATTCTAATACATTAACTAATAGGGAATATGTTAGAATTGGGTGTATTCATGATAGTGATTTAGGAGAAGACCGCTTTATTAAAGGGAATATAAATACAGTAATGATATTTAATAAAACTCAGTTAAACAATTATGATTATATTGCTAGTAAAGTATAAAATGTAAGGAGGATTTAAGTTGTCGTATATATCACAAGCAGAATATAATAGTTTTACTGGTCGAGATATAAGTGAGGCTACCTCGAACCGTCTTTATACTGCAAGCAAAATGTTAGATTCAAGGATTGGGAATTATCCAATTTTTGAGGACGGTTGGAAAATTAATGAAGATTGGAAAGTCGATGTTGATGGGGTAAATATGACCTTACATACTTCTAAAATTGAAGCAGTAAAAAGGTGGGTCGCCGGAATGGTTTCTTATTTATTCAAAAATGGAGACAAACCACCATCAACAGATAGCGGAGTAAAATTAGGCCGTTTTAGTGTATCGGGAACAAGTTCAAGTAGTACAAGCGTTCCAGATGAATTAAGTTATATTGATTCAATTCTTGTTTCGTCGGGAATCATTAATCTAAAAGTTGGGAGATATAGAAAAAATGAGTTTAACGAGCTTTGCTAATTTAATGACTCATAAGATTGATTTTATAAAGATGGATAGAAATTATAAAGGCGATTGGGTCGAATTGGATTCAAACGAATTAAACGGATTTGTTGAGTATGGAAATATATATACAACAAGCGAAAACGGAGAAGTATTACACGCAAACGCTATTGTTTATTTAGATGATACCGCCATACCTTATATTGATATACATCATGAAAATTATAAAATCAATCAAACATTTCCTTATACTAGAAATGATTTAGAAGTTTTAAAAATTGACCCGATAGACGACCCAAGAACAGGCTTAACGCACCATTTCGAAATATATGTAAGGTAGTGATAAAATGGCGAATAGTTGGAGAACTTGGAGAGGCGAAGAAATAGAAAATATATTAAATGGAATTTGTGAACAAGCAATAACAGAAACTTTGAATAGTGTTGGAAATACAACAGATTCTATTATACCACTTGACGAAGGACCATTAATGAATAGCAGATACGAAGAAACAAAAAGCAGTAAATCAAAAAGCGAGGGCGTTTTATCATATGGTGGAGGCAGTGGAACTGGTAAACCTAAGTTACCATATGCAATAAGATGGCATGAAAATAACGCCAATTTTCAACATGGGAGACAAAGCAATTATTTAAGAGGTCCTTTTAATAGAATTGCAGTGAAAAAAATTAAAAATATTTTAATTTCAAAAATAAATTCAAGATTTTAAATTTAAAGGTGGTGTAAAATGATTGCCGAGGATTTAATGTATTATTTAGAAACTAAAGGAATTGGAACGGTTGGAACGACTTTATTTTGGGACTTTGAGCCAGATTTACCAAACAATATAGTAACTTTATTAGATGAGGAAGGCCCAACAATACCAGAGGCTGATTCATTAAAAGTTGATATTTTTGGGGTTCAAGTCATAGTTAGAAATGATAATAAAAGTACAGCAAAAGAAATATCTAAAGCTATACATAAAATGATTGTGGGTTTTGGTGGTGAATCCTTAATTAATGGCGGCGATATTGTAAGTTATATCACAATTAATACACCACCAACAAGCATTGGAAAAGATGATAAAGGACGAAATAAATATTCAAGTCATTATAATATAAGAACTCAAAGCACAAATGATTCTTATAGATTATAAGACCGAATAAAAAAAAGGAGTGTTTAAGTATGGCAACAAATGTTGTAAATGAAATTAAGTTTGCAAAAACAGTTGTAAAAGTAGGCGGATATGTAGTTGCAAAGGTTACAAGTTGGACAGATACAGCAGAAACAGCAGAAGAAAATATAACAGGTGCAGAAGATTATATAGCGGGGACAGATGTATTAAGGGAGCAATACACATCAATATCAGTAGGACAAACCGCAGAATTAGAAGGAATCGCAATTGAGGACCCAACGTCAGGGAGAGACGACGGACAAAGTGCATTAAAAGAAGCGGCAAAAAGTGGCCAAATAGTTGAATTAGAAAAAACTAATTTTAATGGATTTGGTTATACATATAGCGGATTTTTTACAAGTTACGAAGAATCAGGCAGTAGCTCGGAGGTTTATAAATGGACCGGTTCGTTTAGAATTAACAGCGAAACAGAAATAACACCGGGAAGTTAATAATAGTTTTTATACGGAGGTTTTAACATGGATAATAAATTTAATAATGATGAAAGAGAAAGATTACTTGACAATAAATTAAATGAATTAGCAGAAAATCAAAACGAAAATTTAGTAATAGACTTTGACCAAGCCATTGAGGAAGAACAAGAACATTTTATAGAGATTATATTTGAAAATAAAAAATATAAATTAGCTAATAAAATGCCTTTTAATTTTGCAATGTTTTTCTTTAGAAATTGCTTTAAAAAGGTAGGGAATAAAACAATTGTTGAAATTCCAGACGAATTAACAATGATTTTTATTGAAAAAATGTTTGGAAAAGAATTTTACACTAGTTTAATTGAATCAAATAAAAACTTTTCTTTTGATTTGATATTTAAAAATTTAGCTTTTAAAGTTCTTAAAGCTTGGGGGATAGATTTTGATTCACCAGAAGCACAAAAAAAAATCAAAGAGATGAAGGAAACAATGTCAATGTATTAATTTTCGTGTGGGGTTGGGGTTATATTGAAGCCGATTTTATAAGATATTACAATATAGATATTTTAGATTGTTATAAAAACGACTCTATTACGTGGAGACGTTTTTTAATATTAATAAAAGGGTTGCCGGCTGATTCAGCATTTAAAGAATTTATAAGAGATAAAAAGAAAAGGTCATTTGTTGAGTATGACGGACTTTAAAAAGGAAGTGATATAAAATGCAAGTAGGGGAATTATCCGTTAATATTACAGCTAATACAAGTCAGTTTTCGTCTGATTTAAATGGTGTACAAACAATGGGTAACAATTTTAGTTCTAATTTTAGTAATGGGATTCAAACAACACTAACGGGAGCGTTTGGAAAAGTTGGAACAGTAGGAACGGCGGCATTTCAAACAATATCAGGCGTAGCTTCAACGGTTAAAAATACATTAGTAACGGTCGGGACAAGTTTAACACAAAATGTTACTTTACCTCTTGGTGCGGCTTCTTTAGCCGCTTTAAAGCTTGGGGCAGATTTTGAAAGTTCATTATCAAAAGTTACCGGGCTTGTTGGAGTAGCTTCTAATCAAGTTGATGAGTGGGGGAAAGAAATTTTAGATTTGGCTCCAGAGTTAGGAATAGCACCAACAGAACTAGCCGACGCTCTATTTTATGTGACATCGGCAGGTCTTAGAGGTGCAGAAGCGATGGACGTATTGGAAATGTCAGGAAAGGCAGCAAGTTCTGGACTAGGAGAAGCTAAAACGATTGCCGACTTGGTAACTTCTGCAATGAATGCCTACGGGAGTGAAAATTTATCAGCAAGTCAAGCGACTGATATTTTAACCGCCGCCGTTAAAGAAGGAAAAGCCAAGGCATCAGAATTAGCTTCTAGCATGGGCCAGGTTTTACCAATTGCGTCAGAAATGGGCGTATCATTTGACCAAGTTGCGGCCAGTCAAGCGGCGATGACTAAAACCGGAACAAGTGCAAGCGAAGCAAGTACACAATTAAAAAGCATTTTGAGTAGTTTATTAAAACCCTCACAACAGGCAGAAGAAGCACTGGAAGGAATGGGAACTTCAAGTGCTGAATTAAGAAAATCAATAAAAGAAAAAGGTTTAATGTCCACTTTGGGAGATTTGCGAAAACTTACTAATAAGTATGGCGAAGACGCAATGGCAAAAGTTTTTCCTAATATCCGAGCGTTATCTGGTGTTCTTGATTTAATGGGAAGTAATGCAAGTGATAATGTAGAAGTGTTTGACGCTGTTAAAAATTCGACTGGGTCTTTAGATGACGCATTCGCCGCCGCTAGTGAAACACTTGATTTTAAATGGAATCAAGCATTATCACAAGTACAATCGACGGCTTTATCATTTTTCGAGGTGCTAAAGGGTGTAGCACTGCCAATCCTAGAGACGTTAATATCAGTGCTTGATTGGGTTGGGGAAAAATTTACGAATTTATCGCCTAAAATGCAACAATTCTTTATTTTATTCGGAATAGCGGCAGCGGCTATAGGTCCAATTATATTAGCAGTAGTTACAGTTATAACAACACTAGTTACTATTTTTGGTGGTTTATTAGTAACTTTAGCGGCAGGAATAGGAATTTGGGCTATGTTTGCTCCGATTATTGTTACAGTTGGGGCGGTAATGACTGCTTTAATTGCAATTGTTGCCGGTTTAGTGGCGAGTTTTATACATTTGTGGAAAACTAATGATGAATTTAGAGAAAACGTTTTGCAAACCTGGGAATATTTAAAAGAAAAAGGAAAAGAAATTTTTAATAATTTAAAAGAAATTGTAAAAGTAGTATTAGAAAAAATTAAAACTTTTTGGCAAAATCACGGGGATAAAATAATGTCAATTGCTGAAAAAGCGTGGAATTTAATACTAACTATCATAAAAACTGGAGCAAATTTTATATCTAATGTTGTTAAATTAGTTTTAGCAGTAATAAAAGGCGATTGGTCCGGGGCATGGTCAGCAATGAAAAGTATTTTAAAATCAGCATGGGCAGTAATAAAAAATTTATTTAAGGCTGGAATGAATGCAAGTTATGCAATTATGGTTGCATTAAAAAATAAAGTCGGAGACGCTTTTAAAGCAATGGTTAATAAAGCAAAATCAAACGCAAAATTGTTAAAAAATGCACTTAAAGCAGGAATTGACGCCGCTTTACAACTTATAAAAAATAAATATAGTGTTTTTAAAAACGCAGGTGCGAAACTTTGTTCGATGATTGCCTCCGGCATAAAATCAGCAGTCGGAAAAGTAACCGGAGCGGTTTCAGATTTAGCCGGGTCTATAAGAAACTTTTTACCATTTTCGCCAGCTAAAGAAGGGCCTTTAAGTGATTTAGACAAATTAAATTTCTATGATTCAATAGAAAAAAGTTTAAACAGTGCAAAAAATAAATTATCCGTTCCAGTAACGGCGGTTGCGGAAAAAATCGCAGGGGGGTTAGTTACAGATATATCAAGTACTTTAGGCAATACAGGAGAAACAACAAATAATAAAAGCATGAATATATCAGCAATAAATATCTATGGTGCTAGTGATACATATACCATGTTACAAGAATTACAATCAACCCTTAAAAGATATTCGGGGAGGTTGAAATAAATGTTAACTGTTAAAATAGGTAATGAATATTTGCCGGTAAACATAGTAATAAAAGCCGGGTCATTAGACATGAATCAAGCCGAAGCCGGGACCATCTCGGTTTTAAGCTTTACTTTAATAAATTTAAATAATAACGATTTTATATTTGATAATATCATCGGTAGAGAAATTAATATATATGAAAATGGAATTTTGAAATATGGCGGACAACTTGACGAACCATCAATTCGAGAATTAAAAAGAAGTCCTATCGTTGAAACAAAACTAACTTGCGTTGATTGGCATTATTTAACAATTAAAAGAAATTTAAATCAAGCTTATAGAAGGCAATTAATATCTGAAATGATAAAGCAAATGATTGACGACAAGTTAGCGGCAGACGGCATTTGGTATGATGACGACTCAATTAAAGAAACAACCGGGCTTTATGTTGCTATTAATTGTGATTATGCAAAATGTCAAGATATTTTTGATACATTAGTTGATTTAATCAATTGGCAATGGAAAATAGGACCAGATAAAAAGTTTTATCTTAATGATAAAAAATCGGATATTTCAACAACTAAATTGATTGAAGATGTAACAAATTATATTCCAAGTTCTTTAATAATTACGCCGGATAGGTCAGAATACAGAAACAGACAAATATTAAAAGATGTACATGCCGTCACAACTGAATTAATCGAAAAAGCAACGCCAACGCCTGATAATGATAATACTTTCATTGTTAGATTTCCGTTGAATGCTAAGCCTAAATTATATATAACAAATACATTCCCGGAAATCTACGAAAGTCAATTAGTTGACTCGGCACAGATTGGAATAAGTGGAATTGATGAAGGTTTGCAATATTATTGGAATGAAGACAGTAACACAATCACAAAAGACCAAGACGGCGACGAAATACCAACGGGGTATATTTTGGCAGTCAAATATTTTGGAAAATATCAAATCAATGTTATAAGTCAAGATAGTTCCGAAATAGCAGAAAGAGCCGCAATTGAAGGAACTAGTGGAGTATATGAAGAGGTTGAAAGTGGTGCGGATATAGTTGGTTTAGATATTGCAGAAGATAAAGCAGACGCACTAATAGAAAGGTATGGACATATAGCAAAAAAAATTCAATTGAGTTCATATAATATTGATTGGGATATAGGACAGGTTGTAGATGTGATTTTGCCAAGAAGAAAAATAAATTCTTTAACTAGTGAGGGGAACGGCTATTTAGTAACAGAAAAGAAGTTTAGAACAAACGGAAAATTAATTTTAAGGCAATATACCTTAATGGACGGGTCTGCTATTGGTGGGTGGATAAAATACTTTAGTTCGTTTTTAATGGGCGGTAAAGATTGGAGCTTAAGGGAGGACGTAACCGTGTCAATACCAATAGAAGTCAATGAACCGGTCGACAATGCCGGAGTTGTAAATTTAAAGTTATTAACTGCATTATATCCAAGCAATACACTTTATCCAAGCAATACGCTTTATCCAGGAACAATTACTAATACCGCAACATATTACGATTAAGGGGTGATATAGTTTGAAAATACATGAAAATATACGAAATATTGGAGAAATACAAATAATTAAAAAAAATACAAAAACCGGCCGAATAAAAAAGATATTAAAATTTAATCGCTTAACCGATATTGCATTAAATCAATTAATTAATGTTTATTCGGGAACTTGTGTTAATATGGTTTCGGCTTATGTTGCTTTTGGAGACGATGACACGGCAGTTAGTGATTCGGACGAATCATTATATAATGAAGTTTTTAGAGTTCCAATCATATCAAGATTAAAAAGTGGAACAGGTCAACAAACATCAAGAGCTATATTACTTGATTATGAACCAGATTTTTCACCATACAGTGGAGAAATTGAAATAAAAGAAATGGGTTTTTTTGTTGGCACATCTGCTCAACCTTGGAATGACGGAGAAGGAAAAGACACCGGTTTAATGTTATCACGCATTATTTTATCTGGAAGCGACGGCGACAAGTTGGGTGATGAAGAATTAGAAATAACAAGAATTGACACAATGTCGAGGGGGTAAATTATGAAATTTGTTCAAGATTTTAAAATAAAAGAAAACAAAAAAATTGATGATGAATTAAAATTAAATATTAAAGCTTCTTTTTATTTGGCTTATTTAGACCAAATATGCGACAAATTAGACTTTAGTATGAAAGAAGTCGAAACGGAAGAAGACGACAAAAAAATTAAGGTGATTCGTTGCAGTATGGAAATGATAAAACCACCAAGCAAATTAACAATTGATAGAACAAAAACAAGAAATAAAGGGAGTCACGAAGAAAAAATAACTAATAGAGAAGAAGATTATATAAAAAATATTGAAAAAGAAACTAAGAAAGAAACTAAAAAAGAAATTAAAAAAGAAGGTGTTTAAATGGCTGAATTTGGGAAATTTACAGAATTGACTTTTGTAAATGGCACAACTCCGGCGATTAATGCTGATAACTTAAATGAATTAGAAAGGGTTGTAGCCTTAACTGATGAAGAATTAAGCAGAAGTCAAACAATTTGTTTTAGTGATTATGCAGAATTGTTATATAACAACAATACAAAAACTATTGAAGATTTTGAAGATGAAGCAGAGTGGACGAATGCCTATTCTTCAACATGTACTTTGTCAAATTCGTCGTATTATAATACGATTGGTCCGAATGCAGTTGTCGTAACAGAAGACGACGACACGGGCGGATTTATAGGCATGTATAAAACTATATCATCAATTGACTTGACTGAGTTTAATGATGGTTCAGCGTCTTCAATAGATGATTGTATTGTATTTTTGTTTTACATTGAAAATTCTAGTTTATTAACAAATATTCAATTTCGAATAGGAACGGATTTTTCAAACTCTTATTTAATATCATTTACAGGTTTGGCAAATGGTTGGAATGTTAGATACCCACAAAAATCAGATTTCACAACAAATGGAAGTCCGGCAGGTTGGGACGATATAACATATTTACGTTGTGTTGGGTATACTCAAAACACGGCGTCTGGCGTTTTTGTGTCGTTTCAATATATACAGCTTTTAAGACACGACCCACTTTATAGCGGATATGCTAATTTTTCGCAATTAGAACAAGATATCGGTTATGGTAACATGTTTGATATTTACCATGATACATGGACGATTATCCGTGATATTTCACCTAATTTAAACAGATTCGGTTTTATGTATTTAGATACACAAGATTATAACGATGCTTTAAGTGTCTATGAAGATTGTATTAATTTTATTGCGAAAATAGAAATGTATCCAAAACATGCAGGGGTTACTAATTCAATAGCATGGTTTGTAGATGCAAATAATTTTTGCGAATTATATATTCAAAGTCATGTTTTAACTTTGAGAACCTATAAAGCTGGGGTCTTAGAATCAACAGCAACAGACATATTAACAAGTAATTTGGATAAAAACGAAAGAATATTTTTATATTTTGAAAAAAGAGGACAAAATTTTAAAGGTTACGCAAAAAAAGGCGGCGAACGTTTAAGATATGTAAATTTAGTTACAACTATTTCCGCCGATACGGCTGGAGATATCCGGGTCGGGGGAGTCGCTCAATATTCACAAAGCTTAATAACTGATATTACTGTTAGTTCAAACCCTGGAAGTTTAAGACTAGAAAACGATGGTAATTTTGAAGTAATAAAAAAGACTGA